GATCTTTCGATAGCTTGTCCAAGACTTTTTGGAGCCTTTCGTCGTGGACGGCCATAGAATCAGATTTGTTGCTCTCGACAATCTTTGCATATCCGAATTACTCCGACATGCGAAATTGTTAAACGTTCAAGATTTTTTGACCCACAAGCATAACATTCTTGGCTTTCGGGCTTGCGGTAGATTTTTTTCTTGCGGGGTTTTGCCTCGTCTTTCATTGCACTGTTGATGGATGGATTCTGATGTAATTCCTTACCAGTGAAGGCGTTCTGGTTTTAAGCCAAACCCCGTCCCCAGAATCACTGTCTCTGGTTCCTTTTTGGTTAGTATTTCCCTCCACACATTGAAAGTTTTTTTCTCCGACTTTGACGATGATGCCGATATGAGAGAAATCAAACACCACGATGTCTCCAATTTTGGGCTTGGCTTTTTCGGTTAGAATCTTCGTGGTGGCAGGGCGACCCTTGGCCCATTCGATATATCCAAATGCTGCTGCCGTCTTAGGTCTCCATTTCTCTGGAGTCAGTAATTTGAGATTGAGCCATTTAACAACCTCTGGGTCTTTAAGCCATTCGCGAATTATCCACGATGTAAAGGCGGCGCACCATGGCCAAGCTGCTGGTTTTAAGGTAGTTGCAGATTGGTATTCCCGAATCTTTGCACCCTTGTTATTACCACCAACTTCCTTGACTCCGACTTGAGACAATGCGATCTCAACGAGTCTTTCGATTGCGGGGCTTTCTTTTTTTTGGGGCGCTACGGAAACGCTCGGCTCTGGCGCTGAGTTCTGCTTGGATTCGGATGGCAATCTCGGCAAGGACGGCGCTTGGCCATCTTTTGATTCTAGCCCAAGTAGTTTCAGGATCAATTGCCACACGGCGGCATTTCTCCAATCTACCATTTGCAGACTCGGCGTCCAATGTCCCAATTCCTAGAAATCCGTTCCACCTCGGACTCCGATGGTGACGGCAGTCTTTCCCCCATCGCTCCGCTTGACTTTGGTGAAGAATCGGATGGAACTGAATAAACGGACAAGGAAACTTCTGCGATCTTCTTTGGGAGGGACGGAGACGAGTATTGCTTTGAGGACTTCATGGGAAAGAGGCTTCACAGACGTTTCTTGCGGCTACAGGCGGGCTTGCGGGCTTTCATAGCCTTGGGAACCTCAATGGCCCGACGAACCTCTGTATAGGTCACGGGGCCAGCAACTCCGTCTACATCGGTATTAACCAAGGCTTGGATCTTCTTAACCCCCCTGACGTTAATCTCGTTAGTAACGTAATTAACAATGGAGAGAATAAGGGCAACAATAAATCCTGTGAGGCTGACTTGATCAACAGACTCAGCCAACTTGGGATCAATCATGGCGAGCTTAGAAACAACCGCCGCCACAGCCATGGCGATAAGCGGAGTGATGATGCCTCCAGATTTAGAGACTAGGAATGCTAGGATTTTATCTTTCATTTGATTATTCTTCCACCTTCACGCGCTGAACTGCCGATTCAATCGTAAAACGAATTAAGGACTCGGAAGCATCGATGCCGTTACGAAGAGCCGCTTGGGTAAGCTTTTTAACAGCAGCCTCGCGTTTTTGCGACCCAGTTTTGCTAGAGTCAGCCAACTCGCGGACGATGTCCAATGCGAGAGGCAGGAGGGATGCGGCGGCATCCACGAAGAGTTCACGAAGGATGGGAGCATAGAAACTCCAGATTTTGGCGGGAACCCCGAATAGATAAGTGAAGAATGATTTCATAGGTTTTAAAGCTAGACTAGAATCCTTTGGATTTCAAGTAATCTTCGATTCTTTTTGTGCGCTCGTCAATGCGGGCTAGGGTCTCAGATCTCTCTTGGTTTTCCTTATTAATCATTTCAATCCGCGCATCCTGTTTAGCATCATTAGCTTGGATAGACCGCATTTGTTCTGGCAAGACAACCCATCCATTGAGCGCCGAAAATAAAGTAACCATCAAAGCAACCCCAGCAATCAACTCACTCATCGTAAGCTTTACTCCGCGCTCCAGACCTCTGCGTCTTGGTATTTCTTCGATACTCATAGTGAAGTAATAATTGCAGCAACTTGGTAACGCCAAGGCCAGTTGATGTAGGTGGCTAGGTTGGCGGAATTGCCTGTGTCTCCGCGATAGGCTGCTGCGATATGGCCCAGAGCCTGCTTCTCGCTCCAGTCGATAGTGCCAAGGCTCGACCCCGAAACAGCATTATAAATATCTTTCCAAGCGTATTGTTTCGGTAGTCCAATATAAGCCGCTTCATCTTTCGGTGCGCCTGCGGCTACGGCAATCTTGGCCCAGAGGTAGCGTTCTGGGAGGGTGACGTAATTGGCAATTGGATTGGTTGCGGGGATTTCGGTGACTGTGGGGGCTGGCCCAGTCCCCACATCAGATGGCTCCCATGTTTCAACTAACCAAGGAAATTCAACATCTTCAGTCGATTCATAATAGGTATCGCTAGCAGAGTCGTTTATTCTCCAGAGTTCAGTTGTCCAATATATTGAAGAATCTGTTACACTGTTTGCAGCGTCAACCAAATTATAGTAAGGCTTCCCATTTTCCTCACCACGCGCAGTGTAAGTGCCATTAGCCTCATCAGACCCCGCCCCAGAAACCAAAACACTAGATGGCCCAGCTACTTCTTCTTTTTCTCCTACCAGCCATTGGGAAAGCATCATCCTTCGGGGCAGATCCGCCGCCGAAGCAAAAGTAGCATTTAAAGTTGGAAGGGCCATAGTCTATGGAACCCTTACAGCTTAAGCCATGCCCATGATTCGCTCACCCATGCCAGCCATAGGGGACACGCCAGCTTCCATTTCGTCAGCAGCCTCGTCCTCCATCTCGTCTTCGTCTTCGGCCTCTTCAGCCGCAATCTCGACGCCAGCCAACATAGTGGGAACCAGCGAATCTCCGTCAACACGGAAGGTCACAAGCTCTTCAAAGGTGTCGCCATCAGCAACATCTTCAGGCAAGGTATAATCGGTCGGTATAGTTAATTTCATAATAGTTATTCTCTCCTCATAGAGCTTGCCTTAGATTTTACTCCAAGGCAAGCCTTGATGAATAGAGACTAACTAATTACGCGAGGTAGCCGTAGCCTGCGCCAGACGGGCAAGCGACGAGGTCGCCAGCCAGATTGCAGCGCAAGTGAAGCAGATAATATCCAAACTCAGGGAAGATCTGTTTCGCCGCACAGGCCATCTTTGCCCGCCAGTAACCGCTGTTTTTGTCAGGGTTGCAATTCTTGTCGTACTCGTTGATCCAGCGGAAGTCTCCGCGATAGTTCTGAGCATCATAGACAAGCTTGCCAACCTTGAGGTTCGGGTTCGGGACGAGCCACTCAACGGCCTTCGGATGGAAGATAACCGTGGAGGTATACTTCGCAGCCTTGTAGGCGGGGTTGATGATATACTTCGTTCCCTTGACCGCGCCAGAGGCAGCGATATACGGGGCAACTTCGGTATAACCACCAGCACCGTCATCGTTGAAACGTTTCGGGAACGGGCGGCTATGGAAGACGAATCCACCGTAAGCCTTCTTGGGCAGGAGCGAGGAGCCGTTGGCACCAAGCAGATCGTTAACGCGATCACTGTAACGGATATCCTGACGGACATCTTCGTTGAGCTTGATCAGGTTCTCAATCGTGGCGCGTTCGGCAAACACGTTGAACACAGGCGAACCGTCATCAGTCACCGCATCACCGTCATCACCAGCGTTGTTCTGGTAGAGGCGGTCATAGAGTTCGCGAAGGACACCAACCGTGAGGACGGAGGTAGGATTCGGCAGGGAGCCAAAGGTGGAACCAGCGGTCTCAGCGAGGCCAGCCTCGACAGAGATCTTGGTCACCGTGGCATAGTAATCGTCATCATAACGCTTGATCCACTCAACGTTGACGTTGTCGGCCAAGATTTTGATGTAGTTGTTGACATCGTCAATCGGGAAAGCCGAAGTGCGAACGTCTTCCAAGCAGATCCAATCCGACTCAATCGCCTGATGGCGGAGCGAAAAGGTCTTCTGATCGAAGGCGTAGCCGACTTTCTTGACGGGAGCCAAGCAGGAGTTGTCCTGACCAGACTCACCCGTCACACCGATTTCCTCCCAGCCGCTGCCTGTGGCAACCGTGCGCTGGGCGATGGTGTTGGTGATGGTTTTCCCCATGTTGTCGGGGAATGCGGACTGCGTAACAAAACGCAGATAAGGGTCTTTATACAGACCCAAGCGATGGGTGCCAAGGGCAATACGTCCAGTCTCTCTCTGGAAATTGTCATTGATACTTTCGCATGTAACGGAAGCAGCATTTGGTGCTGACATAGTTTTAGTTTCTTTCTATTTAGTTTAAGGGTTAGGTTTGATTTCAGGGCATAGAATGCCCATCTATCGGTTGAGTTTCTGGGCCGCGACCAGAGATTTACGGCTACAAATTTTGAAGGCGCTAACCCGCCAGCGAGGTGTCTGCGACCAACTCAGACTTCAGTCTTGGGTGCAAGCTATTACATTT